TATTACCTAAACCGAGCATAAGGTTATTCTAAGGAGGATATTAACATGGTATTTTTTGCAGATGATGAATTATATAAAGTAATTCAAGATAAGATTAAAAATGATTTGGGGCAAGTAGTGACAACTTATACTAAAGAGCGATTACCATATATGGTTAATATCCAGCCTATAGAAGAGAAGTCGGTTAAATATACTTTTGGAGAAGATATTTCAAGTACAATACAAGCTTATGTTGAAAAAGAAATGAATTTCAGTATAGGTGATACAGTAGTATTTGAAAATATTGCTTATGAAGTAGAAAAGAAAGTACCTTGGAAAAGCTATGACATAATCGCATTGAAAAGAGTTGATATTGAATGGCAATAAAGAAAATAAATAATATAAAAACAGTTATCAAAAACTTGCAAAAAGGAGTTGAAAACTCTTTAGAACAAGTTGGGGTTAGTGGTGTTGCTAATATTCAAAGCAATACTCCTGTTGATACCGGAGCCTTAAAAAGAAGTATTACTTTTAAAAAGGCAACGCAAGGTAAGAAGTATAAAGTTGTTTTTGGAAGTGCTTTAGATTATTCGATAATAGTTGAATTTAAACCAAGTAGAGTACAGGGCTTCTTTAGAAATACATTAGCGGACTTTAGGGGCGAAGCTAAACAGATTATTGAAAGAAGCATATCACGATTGTAGGGGTGATAGTGTGAGTTTAAAGGTTAATTGTAAAGAAATATGTAATTTATTAAAAGAATTTAATGTTTATATAGATGAATTGCCGTTAAAAGATGAGAACGGCAAAAAGTTAAATTACTTAGAGAATATCTATGTAACATATTCAATTAAGAATGCAAGTGATTCTACATATAAAGATATATTTGATTTAGAGTTGCAAGTTATAACTGATAAAACAAATAAGTTTGATGCGCAGGAAGTTGCAATGGCAATTGATTCTAAGTTAAATAAAAAAGTTTTAACTGCTGCAAGAATAACAAGGAAAAATGCTTGGTTAGTTCAATTTATAGATGATGAGAACAAACAAAATATCGTATTGCAGTATGATTTAAATAAATTTTAAAAGGGGGGTAAGAAAATGGCAGTACCAGATATAAACATGAATGAAATTGTATGGGATTCAGCTACGTTATACTATGGAAAGTTTGAGTTAACTAACATAGATACTTTAATGACACAATTAAAAGGTAAAGAACTAGGTTTAAGTGATGGTGGTGTGAAATTTACATCT